ACGACCAGTCATTGCAGCACCCACCCCAGCAGCAAAATATTCCCCACCAGCACTAGTCTCCCAACGACCTGCAGCTTGGCTATCCGGTTTCAAGTCCGTGTTGGGAAAGATCTCAGCATATATGGGATCGGCAATAAGATCACGAACCTTTCTACCAAATCTTACAGCAAGTTCCGTGTTCATGGTAGCCTGTATTATTTTTAATTTTGGATTACGTCCTAAAAACCAAGAAGGCATTAAATAAGAAGCAAATTCAGACTTAGAATGACGGGGGGGCATGTTTACAATAAGTCGTTTTAGTTTGCCCTGGGCTATCAACTCTAATTTTTCTGCTATAACACTATGGTGCCTACCCTCAATGAAACCTTCATAGACATGCTTTGCGTATACCATGAATTTGTCACGGGCTAAGTCACGGGTCTCCAGACGCTTTAGCTGTTCTTCTAGTAACAGGGTTTCTTTTAACACTTCATCAGGAAGTGCTTGTAAATTAGTTAACATTTCCGAATGATAATACATTTGAATGAATTTATCAACCTAACTATTACAGGCGTAGGGTATTTGTACCCTACGGTCATTTGGGGGGTGGGGGGTTCTTGGTTCTTGAAACTTATTTCTGGAATTCACATAGTAACCCCAATTGATAATGATTCTCATTCTTAGCTGGGATTATATAAGATTATAATATAATAGCTATAAGCTTTTATAATACGAGCTATCACAAAACATGATGCAAGCAGCTCGTATATAATATTCTTTACTTAAATTAAATTACTTTAATGTGATTATTAATTGTACTTATGGGATAATATAATATATGCTTATATCATAACTTAAACTTATTAATTTATTGGAGTAAATTATTATGAATATAAAAAACTTAAAAGAATATGTAAAAAATACATATAACGTCAATTGTTTATTGGATAGGTTTGGAGCAAATACCAAGCTTAAAAAGTCCTCTGGTGGAAAGTATAGCGTTGCAGGTCTTTCACTTATGCCAAGTCTTAAGTTTTGTCCTATGTCAATAAAAGCCGGATGTTTTGATCTATGCTTAAAGAGTGCCGGACGTGGACGTTTTAACAACGTTGTTAAAGCAAGAAATAATAAAAGCAATTTCTATAATAATGATTATGATTTATTCATGATCTTATTAAAGTATGAATTACAATTACATATCATGAATTGTAAAAAGAACAATGTGAATCCGTCAGCAAGGTTAAATGTTTTGAGTGATATACCATGGGAAAAAACGGATATATTCAACACGTTTAAAGAGATCTATTTTTATGATTATACGAAAAGAGCAAATAGAATTGAGGCTTGTAATAGTATTGAGAATTATAAGTTAATGTTTTCTTATTCTGGACGTGATGCATACTTAAACCAAGTCTCAAAAGCTTTAGACTTTAGCAATCCAATTGCCGTTGTTTTTAGAAAGACCTTTCCTAAATTCTTTTTAGGGCGTCCCGTTTTTAATGGTGATTTGAGTGACATAGATAATTCAACTAAGCACGGACATGTCATAGCATTAAAAGCAAAGGGATCACTTGCAAAAAATTCTTTTAATGATTTCGTTGTAGCTTAATTAACTGTCCCATAAACGCCTGGCGTTTATGGGACATATAGAAAGGTTTATAAAATGTTTCAAATAATAACTAAAAGAGATAACTTAGTACAAGCCAGAGGCTTTAAAACTAAAAAAGAGGCTGTCAATTATTTATATTGTTCTTATGTTGAGGATTGCTTTAGAGATCCAGCCCTTGGCAATCTAGCCCGTTTTTATTCTCTTTACGAAATTAAAAAAGTTAACGATTCAATATCAATTAATAATCAAATATAGAAAGGTTTATACAATGTCAAAATTAACAAACCAACAAATTAAAGAACTATCAATCGCACAACAAAAATTAAACGAGGCAAGGCAATTATTTGATGATTTTAAAATCACATATATTGAAGATCTTGACCATGATCTTTACGATGTTTTGCAAGATAAAATTGAAGATCTTGAAATACTTGAAAATGATATAGATAAAGAGTTTAAACTAAATTAATAAAAGTTTACTCCTAGCCTCCTGCTCGAAAGGGCAGGGGGCGAAAACTATCCATGACAGTAGGCTCGAGAGGTCGCAAGGTCGCAAGGTCGCAAGACCTTAATAGAGGTCGCAAGGTCGCAAGACCTGTGACATTTTAGCAACACCTCTCTTGCAAATATGTCACAACGTCTGTGATCGTGCCTCTGATCAAAGGTTCAATGTCCTCGATCCTAGAACCTTGGAACTCTAAAGCTTTTCCACCCTCAAATAAAAATAGACATCGATCCTTGGGGCTTGAGGCAAGAAAAAAACTAATACCATTACTTCGCTCATATTTGATATGCCAAGCAATTTGGCTCTTTTGTGGGATGATCTTATTATTCTTTATTATTTTTAATTCAATAAAGTAAACTTTTCCATTCATACATATAAAGGTATCTGGAATTCCCTCTCCAACCCTATTCTCTATTCTTGAGAAGAATGTTTTCTTTGGTAGGCTTTGCTTTAATAAGTTTGATAATATCTTCTCTGTCTTTACCATGTTTAGTATCCTCAACTCTCTTAAAATCACCATCAAAAGCATAACTGTGTGCTTTTCTTAATTCTGATAATCTTGAAACAATTTCATCTCTTGATAACTTATCTATAGAATGTTCAACTTTTATTTCTCTTCGATCTATGGCAATACCACCAATCTGAGTGATCAATTTCTCAGCATTAACGGCAGACGAAATTTGACCTAATTCTTCAGCACCTATTGATAATTCTTTTAGACGTTTTATTTGTCCAATTTTTGTTACTGCATATTTTCGCTCTCTCTCTTCTCTTAATTCTTTGATGTGATCTGTTACTAAAGGAAAGTCATTTCCATTCAAAAGTTTGGATGCTTGGATGTGTGATGATGCCTCTGCATATCCACTCATTCTTGCACACTTGGAATTGGAATATGTTCCCTCAACAATGTATTTAGCAAATTCTTTTTGTCTGTTTGTTAGCTGATTTTTATTAGCCATATAGAGTATTCTCCTCGTTTTTAACTTTTTATTTTTCTTTTTTTGAAGTCCCTTGCCACCTCGTAAGTGTCATAAACGTATAAAAGTGTATATGATATTACTCAATGATATCATACACTTGTACACTTTATACATTTATACACCTAATTTGAAATATTTTTTTATAAAAAGTTTTTTTGAAATTCAAACTATATATAAAAGAAAATTGTTTGACTTAATATTTTATGTTGTGCTATACAAAGCATACCATCTTATATCATCTTTTATTAGGTGTTATTAACTTTAACTTTATATAGGAGTATATATCAAAATGACTTTATTAAACAGAAGAATTTATGAACAAAATGATGATGGTCTTTTTATCTTTAAATGTATTGAACCAATGCCTAATAGAGAAACTGTTTTGGATACTGTATCTCTAACTAATGTTGTTAAACCCAAGTACAGATATTCTAATGTCGATGCTGAGTGGACTAAGATTACTTCAGATGCTCCAACTCAAACGACTTCGGTCATATCTGATCTTGATGCTTTATTTGAGAACTTAAAAATTGTTGAGAACAATTCCTTTGTAAATCAAATGGCTTTCAAGTATGCGAAGTTTGGATCTTTAACTGAAAAACAGATTAATGTTCTTACAAGTATTTTTAGGAATGAGGTTGCTCAAAAAGCTAGAGCCAAGAACCAAGCACCTAGTTTAACAGTTGATAAGATCAAGGAACTATTTGAAGTTCCAAAATCCAATGGCTTAAAATATCCTAAATTCACAGTTGGAGATATTACTTTGTCTTTACCTACTGAGAATTCTGATCCTAGAAACAAGGATGCTATTTATGTAAAACATGATGGTGTTTATGTAGGCAAGATTGATGGTGGTAAATTTCAGCCTACAAGTCGATGTGATACATCTGTGGGAGATAAGTTGCTAGAAATAGCTAAAGACCCTAGGGGCGAGGCTATAGGGCATGGTCATATGCATGGGAACTGTTCTATGTGTCGAAAGAAGTTAACTGATCCTAGATCAATGAAAATTGGAATGGGCGAGATATGTTCTAATAATTGGGGATTTAATTGGGGAGAGAAATAATGAATATTTATTTAACTAAAGAACAAGCAAAAGTATTAAAGGCAATTTTAAAACAAGAGCAAACTGCTCCTGCATCTACATGGGAAGTTGATGGCAGGAGAGATTTTAAACACGTTGATATTTTATTAATGAAATTAGAGGGAGAGAAATAATGGAACAGAATTTATTTTATATTTGCGATCATCAAGGAAATTATGATGAGAAAAAGATTAATAATAAAATTGAGAAAGTGTCTTACAAAACTTATGACGATGCTCTTAAATATCTTGAAAAGAATTATTATGAGTTCACGTCAGATCGTGATCCATCTGAGGATCATCCTAATTGTTCTTTCCAACTATTTCTTCTTCATATGAGAGTTCATCATTTATACGATATGGAATTAGACTTTAATGATAGGGATAACTTTTTAGATATTCCACAAGAGGCACATGAATATCACATCAAAGAATTGTTTGATGGTGTTTTAGATAGGATGGGTCTTGAATGTGCAAAAACTTATTTGGAAAGGGAGGAAGTATAATGGAAAGTAAAAAGGTTCGAGTAGCAAGGATCGAGGACGATACTTCGGTCATCTTTAGCTATCTATGTGATGATTGTTGTGGATGGGGCTTTGTTGATGAGGCAGTATCTTGCGACAACTGTAAAGGGTATGGATGGTTAGATCATACCTCTTTAGATCGAAGTCAATGGATGAACGATATAACTACAATTTTAAAATTAGGAGAGAAGTAATGGAAGATTTTGAAAACACATATGTAGGTAAACTTTGGAACATTCTTTTGAATGACGATAAAAGATCATTCAATGAATATTTCTCTGAAGAATTTGGAATCACTCTTGATGATTGTATTACAGATAAACAGATTTGTTTTTTGTGTAAATCGATGATGAGATTAAACGATGAACAATTAATAGAAGTGGATTCCATTAGAGAATATCAATGGGAAGATGGTTCTTGGATAGATACACATTTAGAAATAATTCACATTAAATAAAGGAGATTATATAATGAATACTATTTTAAATTTACCTTATCTAATTGATGAGGCACATGGATGGATACTTGTAACAAGGGAAACTCTTCGTAAGGCGAGGCTACATCCCGATGATTTTCCAAAAGCTTATAGAACCAAGGGCGAAGAGATTTTAGCCTTGGAGGAAGATTGTGAGATGCCAAGGCTATTGGATAAATTAAATGCTAATGGAGTTATGTTTCAGCTAACTGAAAAAATGATTTCATATGACGATAAAGATAACCCTAGAAATTGGAGATAATTATGAATGGAACATATTATAAAGATAATAGAAAGCCTTTCTATTGGGCAAACAGAAATCATGGATATTCATTCTCAATACTAGAAATTATTGAAGAAGAAATTGAGGATACAATATTTTTTATTAAAGAAAATAAAAATAATTTGACCTATAACCTTGAATACTGTACTTGATAGTATTATATGATCTTATATATTATTTTAAGGAGATAAATTTGACTAGATATAAAGATAAAATGTTAGAGGTGGAGTTGTTTGTAGGAGAACAACTTCAAGACCTTACCAACAATCAAGTAATACAAGCCGTAGAGAAGACCTTTGGAATTAGTTGGGTCGAGTATGCAGAAGAATTACTTTTGGAATTTCAACAAGAACTAAGGGCAGAAAAAGCCGTAGCATGGGAGGAAGTATAA